AGATCCTTGTTACGAATTACAATCTCAGTCATCTTGTTCACATGCCTGAATTACATTGGGGAAGTGACCACGGAGAATCTCCCAACACTGATCAGCAACAACCATGTGTTCCTTCTGGGTGCCGTTGTCCATACGTAACTCACAATAGTGAATCCACGAGCGAAGAGAACCTGCCATATAGAGAGTCGAGTTGGTGTTTCCTTCGGGTAGAACTGCGCGGGCCTGTTCCTTTGCGATACCATTCTCAAGTGCCCAGTTGTATGCGGCCTTGGAAGCAGCGATGATCTCAGTCTGTTTCATGTTCCAGTTCTCGTACAGGCGTTCGTCAGTAGTTTTGTTTCCACCCTTACCGATATCTTCTATGTCGAGTTCAATTGAGTTCTGACGATTCTTAGGGTCTTGCAACCTTGCGGCGCGCAACTCAAACTCATCCTGTACAGCATACCGTTGCGAGAACTCCTGAAACGCGAATGACCGATGTCGTAGGATCTGTCGTGCGATGTCACGAGTCGTTTTGATCTCCATGGTGATATGCACCATCTCGAAAGGCGACCAGTGACCTTCGCGGATCAGATACTTGACCAGCCCTTGGGCGGTCTTCTTGTTGCTCTGATTAGAAGGGTTACTGACTCGCGCTGCATACGCAACCAGTTCTTCGGCGGTGCTACAATCCGTAACCGCTGATGGACTGCTCATTGCAATCAAACTCACACTACTCATTAAAAAAGTCCTCACTTTGTTTTATATTCATTGTTTTGAAATCAATACCCAAGTTGATTCTTACACCAACATCGGATTTCCTATGTACAGAATGCCACGATTTGTGATTGAAGAGAACCCACTGATTCTCTTTCATGGTATATTCGGTCTTCACCTCCAGTTTGTTCAGATCCGGTATACGAAACTTCTCCAACTGTTCAAAGGGTGCGGTTTCTTCATACCACTTAGTCACCTCACCTTCACCACGCAACAGGCAGAACATACTAGCCTCCCTACCGTGACCCTGATGGGGATGCAATAGTTCACCACCATTCTGAATCTGTAGGATGGGCATAGTCTCATCATGCGGAATACCAAACTGTTGATATACCGCATCTTGAATCCACTTGTTAACCATCTCAGGCATATCGTACTGTTCGATGACAATACGATTTACCAACCCATACTCACGGAGCATCAATATCTGTCTGCGTTTGATCTCACGCGCTTCGCGTATACCAGCATACGCTTCTACTTTGTCCCACTCATCCCAACTAGCCGTGTTGATGATATGGTGTGGTCGTTGTCTGTGTTTCAGAAATGGGTGAGGAGCGTTGTTAGACTCCACCACCTCTTCTGCCCATTTCAGACACAAGGATTTTATATATCCAAGGAAGTCTGGTGGGGCAGAAATTTCCTTTACATGGGTCATTCTAGTATTTCCAATGTTATGTTTTGACACACTTCAGCGATCTCAGGATCACTAAGATTAACATCTTTATCTATACGTACCCAATTCAATACTGCCTTCGCAACAACCGGAACACTTGCAGCGGCTCCCTCATCATACCCCACACCCCAACCGTCCTTGAATCCAAAGAATCTGCCGATCCAGAAGGACAAGAACATTAGAATGGTAGTGCACAGAGGCCAAATAAAATCCATGATAAAACCTACAGTTTGAAGTTCTGAAACTTGTGATTTTCCTGCGCGACTCGTTGACCAGATGTGCTACGATCAAACAGTGGTTTGTCATCCCATCCCTTGTCGGCAGGATTCGGTAACATCTCATCATCATCATCATCGGACAGACGCATCTTACTGCGTTCAACCTTGACGGTGAATCGGTTATGTCGAGTCAGATCATTGTATCGGTTCTTTAACTGCTTGACCATAATCTTACCCAGACTGTTCAACTCGTCGTTAGAGATCAGAGCAAACATCAGGTCAGCCGTTGCAGGCAGACCAAACGATTCGGAAGTATCTTCCAGACCAACATCATCATTGTTGTACCCACCACGAGTAGTCTGAGTTGCAGACATGATCGGCACATTGAACTCAACGGCAAGACCACGCATCTCTTCTGCAATACTCTTGATATAAGAGTAAGAGTTGATCGCACCACCCATACCTTTCATACGAGACGAGGCACAAATATTCAAGTAATCGACGAAGATCAACTGAGGCACAAAGTTCTTCTTCAGTTTCAGTTCATTCAACAGTGCACGGAAGTGACTGGTGTTTGCCTGTCCTGTAGGATACTCTTTGATGATCAGTTTACCTTGGGTCTTCGCAGCGATCTGTGATACCTTATCAGTGAACATTTCTCTGGACAGATTCTCTAGTTGATCAATAGGAACATTCAGTAGGTTCGCATCGATACGTTCCGCAATACGTTCCTCAGCCATCTCCATAGTGATGTAGAGTACATTATGTCCTTGACTCAGTGCACTGGCAGCGACATGACACATAAACAGAGACTTACCGACACCAGTGCCAGCCAATGCAATGTTAAGTGTTTTATTGGGTAAACCACCTTTAGTGATTTCGTTAAAGTAGTCCAGATCAAAAGGTATCCTCTCTTCCTGCTCATGGTAAAACTCATATCGACCATCAACATTCTCAAGATAGTCGTGACCGATGTTGGTATCAAAGGTCACACCCAAGGCCTTACTCAGCACATCAGGAATGGCATTCTTCTGCATGGTCGCATGTTTGCCATCGATGATACTGATAGACTCCATGACCGCATTGTACACGGCACGATCCTGACACCACTTCTCGGTACGTTCAACCAACCATTCAAGGTTCTCAGGTTCCGGTGTGAAGATGTTGGGTAGAAGATCCATCGCGACACGATAGTTATCTTCACCCAAAGATTGATTCTCATCAACCTCAATCTTGAAAGCTTCTAGTGTGGGTAGTACGTTGTACTTGGCGACAAACTTGGTGACTTCTTTGAAGAGTCCACGATAAACCCCGTCAAAGTAGTCCGGTGTTATGAACGGAAGAACCTTCCGCATGTAGGGTTCATTGGTCAGAAGGTTCCGTAATACCGTCTGCTCCAGATTGATGTTCAGCATATAAGTCCTCTAGCATATCTTCGGTTGCAAGGAGAGCGTTAGTCTCATTATCCTTGGCAACCATTGTTCCTTCGGTGATAGACTTTTCTATAACCGCACCCAGTATTCTACCAACATATTCTTGAAAAGTCAAGTCTTCTATTGTTAAATCTGGATCTGGTGTGGAAACAATAGTGAAGTTGAAGGAGATGTAACCATCATCTTCTTCTTCAATAGCATCAAATGAAATTGTACCAAAGGAGATAACCGTTTCAGGATACTCCTCCAGTAATCTAATGTTCCACCCATGGATATCATCAGCTGGGATGATTTCATAGTGAACATTCTCACTCAACATTTGTTCAATGTCATTCGGCATTAGCAATCTCTTCCATGTCAACTTTCTGTGCAAGACCAATAGAGTACTGTGACTTCAGAAACTCTGCGAAGTCTGTCTCAGCAAAGATGGGTGTCCAGAACTCTTCTTTGAGTGTGTCTGCTAACCGTACTTTTGGTTCAAGGATCTCTCCAGTTTCCCTATCAACACGAGCATACCAACCATTGGAAGGCTTAGTACAATAGTTACCAGCAAGAGCAACGTCCAGAAGACCGCTATAACGCTGTACGCCGCCTTCCCAAGAAACTGAGATAGGAATCTTAGACTTCTCTTTAACATAACGAGACTTCTCCACGTTGATGACAAAGTGATACCCTTTGATCTCAGTACCGACTTTGTCTTGTTGTCTTCCAAGAATCCAGATGTTATCAGCACTGTAGTAAATACCAGTACCTCCACCTACGATATCTTTAGGGAAGAGACCGATTTCTTTATAAGTGTGGTTGACGGCAAGCATGGGAATGTTCTTCATAGTCAAGTACGGAGTGCACATTCTGAACAAACCCTTTAACGCTTTAGCACGGGACATATCTGCCACAGACTTCTCGTTGAGTGCATCCTCCAATTCCTTTTTGGATGCGAGATTGCCAATCGAATCAATAACGATAATAACGTCATCGCTCCGGTCAAGTTCTTCAAGTTGATTGATTAGATCAATCTTGAGTTCCTCGACATTGGCAATGGGCGTATGCAACACCCTGCTGGTGTCAATTCCAAACTGTTCAAAGTAAGATTGGGGACTACCAAACTCACTATCATAGAACAACATAACTGCATCTTTCTTAGCCTTCAAATAAGCACCCGCCATTAGCAGGGCAAATGAAGTCTTAAAGTGCTTGGAAGGCCCAGCAAGAACTGTTAGGCCGGGCGTGACACCACCGTCAATACTTCCGCTCAACGCGACATTCACCATCGGAACATCGGTTGGCACCATATCTTTTTCTGTGAAGAACTTACTCTGATCCAAGACCTCGGTGGTCTTGATCTTACTGTTTTTCTTCAGTTTGTCCATAATCGACATTGTTTGACTCCTCACGGTCATCTAGTTCATATTGTTTGCGATAATCGTTGTTTATCTTAACACATTTCTCAAGCAATGTCAAGTCTGGATCAAACAAATTAAATGCACGGGTGTCCTTGGGGAAACAAGCACCACCGAATCCACGTTTACCATCGTAGCCAGGCACACGGGTGTGACCGATACCAATTCTAGGATCTCGACCAATCGCCTTTGCGACTGTGGGGTAGTTACAACCAAACTTCTGAATCGCATCATACATCTGGTTGAAGTATGTTACTTTCATAGCAAGATAGGAGTTCACACCATACTTGATGAATGCCGCTTCAGGGCCAGAACAGAAGATGAACTCGGTTGCGTTACACAAACTGTACACATCATAGAGTTGTGCAAGTCCCTGACAGGCATCGGGATGTCCACCAATAATATGATATTCCGCATTGACAAACGCTTCCTTTGCACTGGACTCAGTCAAGAACTCAGGATTGATCGTCAGTCGTTTGATGTCATCTTCAAAGATAGAGGAGTACAATCGATCCACGATATCGGGGGTGATTGTTGATTTGACAACGACACCACCTTCGGTGTGTTCAAGAAGTTTTAGTGCCGCATCCTCTACGATAGAGGCATCAATGAATCCACTGTCAGCCATCGGTGTCGGTGCACAGATGAATGAGATGTGAGGGCCCCACTCGACCAAATCATCAATCGTAGTATTGTACTTGGGGTCAACATAGAACTTATCGATCTCAGGGTGAGTGAATGCGTAGTCCACCGCACCACCAACAAACCCATGTCCCACAATACCAATCTTCAATTTACCCATTACATCCTGCGGTGTCCCGTCAGGATTAATGTTTCGCATACCATCATCAGCCATTTAGTTTACTCCGTAATATTCTTTATACCATCGAATGAAGGCGGCAACTCCTTCCTCGATATTCACGATGGGTTGATACCCAAGTCCTCTCAGTTTTGTCGTGTCACTCCAAGTCTCTAGAGTGTCAGCAGGATGGCGAGGAGCGAGAACCACATCTGCCTCCCTTCCCAGTTCATTACTTATGCAGTCGATAAAGTGCATCAACTCAACCTGTTTACCCCTACCGATATTGTAGATCTCATTGTTCTCAGTATCAGAAAACATTGCGAGTTTGATACCCTGAACGATATCACCGATATAGGTAAAGTCTCGTTTCATCTTACCGTAGTTGTATGCCTCAATAGGTTCACCCTTGACAATCGCATCAGTAAATTGAAACAGTGCCATATCCGGTCTACCCCATGGGCCATAGACGGTAAAGAATCGAAGTCCCACATTGTACAGACCAGAGATACGGAACTGACATTCGTTGATGTACTTGGTGTATGCATAGGCATTCAACTGGTGACCAGTCACTTCGTCCTCTGTCCAGCCTGTGGGTGGAATAGGTGTACCACCGTAGACTGAACTAGTAGACGCATAGATGACCTTCTGTACATCATACATCTTACAGACTTGGATCAAGTTCTGGGTAGCATCGATGTTGTCTTGGTGGTACATCACCTCCCTACCAAACGAGTCTCGCACGTTGGCCCGTGCAGCAAGGTGCATTACCATATCTGGTTTGATTACAGCTAATGCACGATCCAACTCGTCAAAGTTTTTGAGGTCACACGGAAACACATGGTGACCGTGTGAGACTACTCGCATCTTCTTGAGATTAGGATCATAGAAGTCGTTGAAGTTATCAATACCAACAACATCAAAACCATCATCGATTAGTGAGGACATAAGATGTGTGCCGATGAATCCGGCAGCACCCGTAATTAAAATTCGCATTATCCGTTCCTGTAAATGTATTCCAATGCTCTGTCTGCCTCTTTATCTAGAGGTCTGTTTTCATACCAGTTACCAGTCTCACGATCCAACTCGCCACACATCTGTGCAATCTGACCAGCGGTGATCGGGTAACCCTTAGAGACAGCATTACCCGCGATAGCAATCATGATCTGATACATCTTGTGATACCAACCAGTACCAGTGATTGCTCGATACTCTAGGGTCAGTCGTTTAGGGAAGAAGGGACAATCGTGATATGATGTCCAAGTGATATCCGTATTGTCCAGTGAGTTCTTACGATGTTCGATCACAGCCTTCTGTAACTCAGGTGGCAGTCTGTCCATGAATGTCTTGCCCTGAGGCTCGACAAACGAATACTTGTTCATTAACATATCAGGGTCTAGTTTGACCCCGTCATTGGTAAAGATGAAACCGTATGCGTCTGGATACTGTGCGGGGACATAGTACATACGAGACAGGTCTTTGGTCTGCTTGTCACCCAGTTCATCAAACTGCTTGTTCATGGCAAACCAGAAGTGCGCCAGATCTTTACTCTCGACAGTACGGGTCAAAGGGAAGACTAGACGGAACTTGGGTTGTTCGTAGGTTGACGATGCGGTATTGTAACACACATAGTAGAATCGACCAAACTTTTCCTGTAGTTCCCGTTGTAGGCACTCGACAGGTGTTAGAACACTATCACCCCGTACCACATAATCATCGACATCAAGACAAGCCCAACCGCCCCATAGAGCAACACTTTTATTAGACCGTGTAGTATCGGTGTGATAAGTAGCAGGACTAATAAGCA